TAAGCCCAGCAACCTGCCTGCTACCATGTGGGCGCTCTACAACGCATGGCTACAGGCAAACCCGCACAAGCGGGCCTTTACGGAAGAGAAGGATTGCCCAGATTGTGAAGGCGGATGGCTTGTCCTGGAAAAAGACCAGGACCCGTACAGGACCCCGATATCCGCGACGGCCCCATGCGGGCGGTGCCGTCAGCTCAGGATGCCCAAGTACCTGCGGCTTGAGGATGCCATGCTCGCAGGATTCCGGAGAAAAAACCTCACCACGGAATATGCCGTCAGGAGAAGGCCCGTCCGCGAACTCGCGGCCAGCATCGGACGCAATGTCCCGCAGGTGAATACTGTGGCGCAGGAGGACTGACAGCCATGCAAAGGGGTGCCAACCATGAAAGACGCAGCAAGAAAAATCCTGACCGCCGTGGTCCTGGCAACGTGCCTGATCCTCGTCGCCGTGACGGTTCAGACCTGCCGGGAGCTCAGAAACATGCAGTGGTCCATGGAGCAGCTCGAGCAAAGAGTCGTAATGCAGATCCAGCAAGAGCGCGAACACCAGGCCGGCATCAATCTCGTCCTGGCGCGGGAAATCGACAAGACAAACGCTCGGATCTCGAGGCTCAAGCGATAGAGCGCGCCCTCGGCGACCTCTGGCTCATCGGGTGGAAGGAGATCCGCAACCACTGGAACCGCGAGATCAGCATCCGGACCATGCAGCGCATCGTCCAGCGGATCAACATGCCCATGGTACACGTCGGCAACAGGCCCTGCATCCTGCGGGAGACGCTGGCCCTGATCAAGCTCCGGATGCAAGCAATGCCCGCCATCAAGGGCAAGTAGGCTGCCGCGCCGGCCCCGGTTCCCGTCCGGGGCCCTCTTTTTGCCTGTCATCATCTGTCGTCGTCTGTCATCTTGCCTAAATCCTCAATCCGTGAGAGCCTTTGCACAGCTAGGGCACGAATCTGCCTCGTGCCGATTCCATCCTTCAAGGGGCGGCCACAGATCCCCTCGACCAGCGCCCGCGACTGATGGGAGCTGTTAAGCCGCCCCCGGAGGGGGAGGGCTCCAGGAGCCAACAGTGACGCGCATCACGGCCGATGACATAGCCCCCGTCGTGGAGGCCCTGGCCGAGCAGAACCGGCAATTGCTCAAGAAGGTCGGCCTCGGGAAGGAGCGGCGCTTCCGCCGGCTGGCGAAGCTCCTGGATGCCAAGGAAACCAAGTTCGTCAAGCTCAAGAAGTCGGGCCTGGACCCGCAGAAAGCGGCCCAGGAGCTTCTGGACCAGATCGACGCGATAGCCGGCAAGGGCCCGAAGAAGAAAACGCCTCCTGGGGCAAAATTGAAGGCCGGCGTCCGGATCCTGGCGGAGACGAGCGAGGAACAGCTCCTGGCGATAGACATTGCCGATCTCGGGCTGCAGCTCGATGTCATCCGCGAGGCGAACAAGATCGAGGGCGCCTATCCGGCCGAAAAGAGCATCCAGCAGCACACGGGCCTCGAGGAAATTCTGAGGATCGTTCATGGGCAAGGCGGCGACGGCAAGTAAGCAAAGCAACCTGGACGCGCTGGCGACTGCCTATCAGCGCTACGTTCAGGATTTCCGCGCCTTCGCCCAGGACTGCCTTTTCATCCGCGATCACAACACGCAGCAGATCCTCCCGTTCCGGTTCAACCGGGGGCAGGAGATCCTGCACAACTGCCTCGAGAAGCAGAAGCGCGAGATGGGGGGCGTCCGGGCCCTGCTGCTGAAGTCCCGGAGATTTGGAGGATCCACCTACACGGAGGGGAGGTTCTACTGGCTCACCTCGACGCGCTTCAACCGGAACACGTTCATCGTCGGACACGAAATCTCGTCAACGGACGAGCTCTACTCCATGGCCAAGCTCTTCCACGAGCGCAACCCGCTCCCGCCGGCAACCCGGAAGTCCAACTCCAAGGAATTGATCTTCGATACGGAAAACGGCCGCGGGCTCAAGAGCGAATACACCCTGGCCTGCGCCCGCAACCTGGACGCCGGCCGGTCCCAGGGGATTCACTATCTGCACGGGTCCGAGTGCGCGTACTGGCCGGATCCCGAGACCCTTTGTACCTCGCTGCTGTCCTGCGTCCCCGACCCGCCGACGGACTCCGAGGTGATCTTCGAGTCAACCGCCAACGGCTACGGGAACCGCTTCCAGTCCGACGTGTTCAAGGCCTACGCCGAGGGACGCCACCCGTTCTACCAGGAAGACGGCATCACCTACGCCTGGCACAATCCGGCGTGGGACTGGATCCTAGTGTTCATCCCGTGGTTCGTCCATGAGCGCTACACCAAGCCCTTCGATTCCGATAGGCAGCGGGAATGGTTCGAGGTCGAGCTGCACCGCAAGGTGCTCAACAAGGAAACGATGACCTGGGAGGAGTCCGAGGCCCTGCGGCTGATGAAGCGGTTCCGCCTGTCGCTCGAGCAAATGCATTGGCGGGCCTGGGCAATCGAGAACAAGTGCAACGGGCGTCTCGAGATCTTCCGCCAGGAGTATCCGGCCACGGTCGAGGAAGCGTTCCTGTCCCAAGGAGCCAACGTCTTCGGGCGGCTGCTCTGTGACAACCTCGAGGCCGGCTGCAAGGATCCGATCCTGGTCGGGGATCCCGTGATCCGCAACGGCCTGACCAAGATCCGCCCCAATCCCAATGGCCACCTGAAGATCTGGGAGAAGCCGCGCAAGGACATGACGTACTTCCTGACCGTGGACTCGGCCGGCGGGATCAAGCCGTCGCACGAGCAGCGGCAGACCGAGCCTGACCCGACCTGCATCGATGTCTACAACCACCGCACCGGCGTCCAGGCCGCCCAGTGGCACGGGCACGTCGATTATGGGGTGATCGCAGAGCTCGTGGAGATGATCGGCGCTCTGTACTATCGTGCGCCGGCCTGCGTCGAGCTGATGAATCACGGCTACACGGTCGTCCGGGACCTCGAGGCAGCCCGGTATCCGCTCTTCGAGCACAAGCCGGGAGAGCCCGGATGGATGACCAACAAGAAGACCAAGCCGCTCATGGTTGACCGGCTGCACGAGCTGGCCTCCACGGGGCAACTGCAGATCCGCTGCAAGGAAACCGTTTCGGAGATGCGGACCTTCGTGGAAAAGGGCGGCAAGCTCAACGCAGAGCTCGGCTGCCACGACGAGCGGGTCGATACGGCCGGCATGGCCGCGATCATGATGACCCTGATGCCGCGCCAGTTGTCCGCGCAGGAAGAGGAAAAGTACAAGCCGGCTCATCGGCAGGGCGTATCCCTGGCCGGCTGGCAACTGCCGGAAGGCCTGCCCCCCGGCGGCACGGGGAACGAAACGGGGATCGGCGGCTGGCTGGCTCGGCAGCGGGCCCGCGATCTCGCTGACCAGGACTACGAGATCACGACAGGGTCTATGGCGAGGAACTGAGCCGGGTGATCGGCACGATCCGCAAAGGGAAATGAAGAAATGGGCCAGGACAACGGACAGAAAGAGAAGATCGTGATCCAGTCGCCGGCCGCCTGCCGGCAGTGCAGCGCAACGACGGAGCAGATCCAGAAGCAGTACGGTGGCTGGCTGGTCTATCCGGTCAATCCGGGGGTCGCCATCTACATGTGCCCGAACTGTTCGGCCGTTCAGGGCAACCCCAACGCATACGAAAACGAGCAGCGGATGCTGACCATAGCCAAAAACATCGAGGCAGAGCGGATCATCCGGCCGGCAGCCGGCCCCAGGATCCTGCCCGCCTTCAAGCGATGAGGAGGTAAACATGCCCAGCTTGACGATGGAATACAACTTTCGGGCCCTGACCGGCCAGCGGATCACTCCGGGCAACACGGCCACGGCAATCGGGACGAACATCATCAAATACGTCGAGCACAAGCTGCACATCGACTCCGGGGGGACAACGGCCATCGTGGCCGGCAACCGGATCCTGGGGGCCACCTCCGGGGCCTCGGCCATGGTGCTCGAGGTCGGCACCCTGGAAAGCGGGTCTTGGGCCGGCGGGGACGCCGTCTGCTGGCTGAAGCTCTGCAGCGTGGTCGGCACGTTTCAGAACAACGAGCACATCACCGTGGAAGGGGTAGCCGATGCGGCGGACGCCGACGGCACGACCATTGAGCTGCTTCCGGCCGAGTATGTCCGGCCAGAATTCCGCGGGATGACGGCTCGGAAACTGATCGTGCAGGCCGAGGACAATAACCAGCGCATATCGTGGAACGGGTACTACCCGACGCAGACAAGCAAGATGGGGCTGCTCCTGGAGAAGGGGTACTCGGTGACCCTGACCGACGCTGCAGATATGAAGGCCTGCTACGTCATCGACGCCGTGGCGTCTTCCGCCGGCTACTGCAACGTTGTGGGACAATTCTGAGGAGGTGATTCGTGAAAAAGATCCTTTTTCTCGTCGTTTTCGTCCTGGCCTTCCTGGCATTCAATCTTGAGGTTCAGGCCGCGCCCTTCGTGGTCAGCGACGCCTACCCTACTGCTGCCACTCAGCCTGACGGCTTTGCTGTTTCTCTTGACGGCGGCCCTGTGGTGGAAGCTCCGGCTGACCCTGTCACTTCATCCACCGTCCGTTTCAAGTTTGACGTTGGTGCAGTAGAGAGCGGCAGCCATACGCTGCGGGTCAAAGCATATAAGCAGGATGCCGTCTGGGGGAGGCTTGAGTCAACCGAAGCGGTTTTTACCTTCGCAAGGCCTGCGGCACCCGCTGTTCCCGGTGGACTGCAACTTGCACCGTAACGTGTACTTACAGGTTGAGACGGTAGGATCATGGCGCAGATATTAGTCAAGGCAATCGACGCAACCCACGCAGATCCAGTAAAAGATCGGCGCGGGTGCTACAAGCGCGGGATGCCCGTGGTGGTCATGCCGGACTCGCACACTTGGGGGCGGGAGGAAGGGCTTCCCACCTTCGTCATCATCAAGATACCAGGCGTCTCCGTCGAGAAGGTTCGGAAGTACATCGAGCCGCAGCGCGAGGACGTTGCGAACGAGGACGGGATTTACCCCACTTACCGTCGCCGCCTGTGGAAGTTCCGCTTTGACGACATGCCCACGGCGGCGCTAAAAAAGTTGCGCGACAACGGGGAACTTACCATCAAGGTTGGGGATTACGCGGGAGATTACGACTACACATGGAAGCAGGTTCGTAACTATATCCGAAACCTCAAGACCAACGAAGACGAGGGCGGAACCCTGTAAATGGCAACTACAGTCACCAAAATCATCGACCCCGATAACGGATCAGGTACAGACTATACCAGTCTCTCCGCGTGGGAAGCCGCACAGCAGGGCGACCTTACCGGGGTGCGGGACGAAATAGCCGTTGCCAAATGCCGCTGCACGGGAGGGACTGCGGATACGACCCCCCACACATACATCGACGGTTGGACGACCGACTCCACGCGCTACATCAAGATATGGACTGACCCATCGGAGAGTTATCGACATTCGGGGAAATGGGAGACGGGAAACAAATATAGGCTGGAAGTAGGGACATCGTTAGCAGACAGATACTATGCCATTGTGGTCAGAGAGCAATATACGAAGATTGATGGATTGCAAATACATGTGCATCCTAGCGGATCGTCATATGGCGTGAATGGAATCACGATGGACAACGGTTCTAACTACTCAGAAGTCAGTCATTGTATCATACGATGTACGGATGAGGCAGGATACTCATATGGTATCAACGGGTATGGTGATTACCGCAAACTATACAATAATATAGTGTATGATTTCACTCGGACAAATTCTTGTGGAATCGCACTGACCGCCTCCACGCCGAACACCAACTACTGCTATAATTGCACGGTACATAATTGCGCGGTAGGATATTATGGGATTGACAATGCCACCATCTTCAAAAATTGTCTTGCTCAGAATTGCTCTAATGGCTTCGAGTCGGATGGTGGATTAGGCACGGGTTCAGACTACAACTGTTCTGATATAGCATCAGATGCGCCAGGTTCCAATTCTCAAACGGGCAATGTGGTTTTCGTCGATGAAGACGGTGATGATTTTCACCTCAACTCAAGCGATACGGTGGCGAAGGACAAAGGAACAGACTTATCCGGCGATTCTTATCTTCCATTCTCCGACGACATCGACGGCCAGACTCGCTCCGGCACGTGGGACATCGGGGCGGATGAAGTGATTACGGTCGGGGGCATCCCCCCGTGGATGCTGTCCCGGACGAGGGCAATACAACACCTCATGGTTCGATAAAGGGAGGTTATCATGGGAAGAATCTACACGGCCCAGTTCACGGACGTGGCCGTCACGGCCATCCAAGACCTGTTTGAACTGGTAGCGCCTTCTGACGCCATCGTGGTTATTCATGACCT